TCAGCCATTCTTTTCCCCTATCTCTTTTGGGCGTTGAACTTCTTCTAAAATATTGTCGGCAAAGCCTTGGAAGACGGCCCCACTAAGCTGGGTAACTTTGGTCTGAGTTTTATCCTCGAGATCTAAGATATCTGAAAGTTTAAATAATGCTTTTAACTTTGTTTCATCTTTCTCGGAATTCTCTGCGACCCTCTTTATGCCTTCCAGCACAGATTTGTCATCAATATTTAATTCTTCTAAAACTGGTTTCAACTCTTCCTTCATAGCTTTTTGTATCCTTTCAGTCTTTACTAATTTTGTAGACTGTTCTTTTGCATACATAGGATTATTTGTCTTATATGCGCTAAGGTAAGCTTCAGATGGAGCTAGGCCACCAGCCATATATTGTACAAATATTATCTCGCATGTAGTTAAATTCCTACGATCCAAAATAACTCTCTCAGTGTCTTTTCCCGAGATTGTCCATATGTTCTCCCGTTTAGATGTATCCATCTTAACTTTTGGAGAGCATATGAACGTCCCCGAGCAAGTACCTACATATTCCCTATATTTAGCCTTACCTCTGGGAGTCTTCATTTTGCCTTTGCGTAATATCTGGATAATGCAATTATCATCGGCCTCTACCCAGTCACCGATCTGGGCCTTCCTCCAATTATGCACAACTACCATGCTGCTAGGCAATTCAGACCTATCCTCGTAGACTTTATGGTACATATCAGATACCCTGTAAGTCCTCATCTATTTCCTTATCTGGTTCATAACCATCTGTATATAAGCATCCATCAAATCTGACATATAGGCTACACTAGCCCATATCTCATAGATACCATATGCAGTACCAAAAAGCCACATAAGTATTAATAATTTTGTTAAGTCATCTTTCATAGTCTCTCGTACGCGCGCTATATATTATATATTAAGTTTAGAGATATAGTATACTAATACTCCCGTAAGGGAGTATGTCTTAGTATAGAGATACTCTATAGTACCTAGGCTTCGCCAGGTTCAACATTGCCAAATTCCTCTAAGAGCCGTTCTATCTCTTCATCTGCATTCTGGGTATCTCTGAAATATTCAGCAAGATCAGCAGTACCCAAAAGAACAACCTCAGAATCAGCTGACTCATCAATAGATTCCATAATGTACTCTATCTCTTCCGTATCAGGATTATAAGCAATAGTCAAATGATATATACGTTTAGCGCTCATATGATAGTTTATATGTTAAACAACCATAGGAAGCAAGGCAAGTTTCAAAAATTGCAGGATTTTAGTGTATGGCCTATATTCAAGCGGGGCCGTGCTATAATCAGACTTTCACTTTCTGATTTACGTTATCTTTCATTTCGAATTAATCATTAACTAACTAATATAAGGAGTATACTCTTATGGGATACCTTAAGATGTTCAAGTGTAAGTCTAACTCTGGCAGATGGATGTTCAGCTCTATTAATCGTGTGATGACACCCATTGGTCCTCGAATCCAAGGCACACCTCGTGGTCAAGCAGAAGTATTACCTTACTTCATCATGATCACTGAAGTAGAGCCTGATACATTACCAGAGTTGATGTATTATAACCCATCATCTAATGATCTTATAGATGAAGCAGACTTTCTCTCTCTTGGTAGAGTAGATGCAGATACCACAGGTGATAGCGTGGATGGATCAGCATCAGTACCAGTATAGAGACTTTAATGACCTAATAGGGGGGGCTTATGTCCTCCCTTGTGGTCATGTGGGTAATTAACTTAGTAATAAAACAGTTGTAACTCATACATAAACACCAACTATATGGAGTACCAATCAAATGATACAATACATCAGTCAATTCACAGCCAATGACTTAGTAGTAATACACTGCGCAGTCATACTGATAGCAATCTCTGTCATACTATCTATAAGCCTAGTAGCATGGCTTACAATGTATGCCTATGAAATACTATCTGTCACTTGGCATGAGACTAAACGTAGGCGTCAAAAAGCTGCAAGACTAACTAAATTTAGCAGTTAACAAGTAATCATTTATTGGTTTAGCACCACAGTATTCATGTTAAAACCATTCCAAAGAGAGTAAGAGTGTTATGATCTACACCATCTCAGGAACATCATAGTAACGCTGAGCCACTGGCCATGAGGCAAGAACTATGCTAACAGCCCAAGAATCGGAACGTAAAATCGTGAGGGACTGTGATGATAAATATAGCGGAGAGATGTAATGGTTGCATACTTGGCTCATAACCAAGAGGTAACAGGTTCGACTCCTGTCTCCGCAACTAAGAATTGGGCTGCTTATAGTCCATATAGAATAAGCACAGCAATGTGTAAAAGTGAAGGCACGGCAGTGTTAGTAGCGCCAGCAATGGTTCATGTAAGCAAGCGTATAACATATGATAGTCAATGGGACATCCTGAGATGAATCATAGGTTTGAGTGGGAAATCAGACTGAGATGGAAACATCAATAGGTAAATGCGTAAGAGATCGGGTAACATTTGTGTTACTCATAAGCTAAAGCTTTGGTAGTTAGGCTGGATCTCAATATAAATGGTATACTTCCTGTAAAAGAAGATATGTCATGAAATATGATGTAAACTGATCACCAATCAGAGCATAGAATGTAGAGTGGTATTGCTTACTTCAAAAGAGCAGGTAGCCACAACTATCGAGCGCTACATTCACCTTCCTAGCACTAAAGTTAATCATGAACTGATAACACAGTTGCGAAAAGACTCCTTGGCGTTCAAGAGCATAGAGCTCTAATTCCCTACACCTTAGTGAATAGGGAGCTGATTCAGTAGCCAATCTGAACAGTTTAATGAAGAAAGCACAGTACAGGGTTGATCGCTTTGTAATGACGCAAGTACTTGTTGAAACGACTTGAACGATAAGAGTGACAGTCTATAACTGTTGAGCTTGATCATTTACTGCACGCAAGTGTATGTGGACAAAGAGGGGAATCACCGATAATCCCTCCAAAGAATGGTTATCATACCTGTAATCTCAGGGTATTTAATATAATTGAGGGGGTAAAGGAAGGGTCAAGCCATAGGTTCAAACCTGGAGATGTCAACCCTTTATGGGGCATCAAGTCGTAGACTTCATACTCTACAGGATATTGACGACTCTCTCAAATTTTTAACAATATTCCTAAAGGTAAATCTCCGTTTATAGTTGGGAATAAGGAGGAGTTCGGAAACGAGGCTGAGCTCCTCCAGATTTGAGCAGGTGCGCTTCAATTAACCTTGAATGGATTTGATGAATGGCTAACGAACATATCCGAATAGCCACCTGCTCACTAATTTAGAGAGAAAAACAATAAACTGCATAAACTTAGCTTGTTAGAGTCCGCACACTCTAGGGTTATTTCGCACTATTATGATACCAAAGTGTAACAAGCTATTACTTAAAATAAACAAAGGAGATTCATCAATGGCAAATACTCTCAGAAGCTGGACTATGCCAACTAATGCTGTTCGGCTCAAAGCTGTTCGTTTGGCAAGAAAATACTTACGTGAAGGTTATGGTCCTGCAAAATCACGTAAAATGGCGTCTAAAGAAGTTGGATATTCTGTTGCTTCCATTTATCAATGGGAAAAACAGTTTCCTCTTAAAGGTAAAGTAAGAACTACTCCAGTAAAACGGACTACAACTACTATACATTCTCACAAGCATCCTACTAAAACAACTACTGAATCTACTCCTATAAATGGTATAGTAATAGATCGTAATCTTGGTACTATCACAAAAAATCAGTTACGTGTTTTAAGTGTTGATCTTATGACAGATAATGGTCAAATTGTCACCTTAACAGAGAGATCGTTGAGGGACATTGTGAAAATGTTCGGATAATGGAAGTTAAATCATCAGCACCAGGAATCTATCATCAAATCCTTAAACCAGTATGTGATGCTGTAATTATTGATGTTAGAGTAAATGAGCTTCTAGACTTTTATGAGAATGGCGAAAATAATGACCAAGAGAGAGAAAAAGCCTATTCTCGTGCTTTAAATCTAGCTAAAAAGTCTAATAAACTGATGGGTTATACCTCTTAGTTGGCTCTAAATAAAGAGAAAAGTGGCAGGGGAAGGCATAAATTGTTGTTTTCCCCTCCATTTTAACACATATATTCAGTTGTGAAGAAATTCAATAAACATTTAGGTAAAGGTGAACCATTAGATCCTAAAGCATATTTTAAACAAAGGTTAATGCGACATGAGTTTATGCTTAGAAGAGCACGAGAAAGATGTGTTAAGGAAGAGGTACTAAGTATAATACATGCTATAACCAGAGAATTAAGATATATTTATAGAGATTTGTTCACAAATGAAAATGACGAGGAGGGCGATCACAAGATCGAATTGTAAAATGAATACTATCTCACAATACATAGTAAACTTAAAGAGAAAATTATGTACTGTATGTTTAAATGGAGTACATTATGAGTATGTAGGGGATCATAACGGTGAATGCTATAGTTATGCTGAGTATTGTCCCTGTAAAAATGAATCAATAAAGAAACTCATTCGTGAGCGAGCAAATAAAATAATAAGGAAAAGGAGTCAAGAATCATGGCATTAACAATAAAAGTATTAGCAGGTGGTGGTTTTGTTGAAAAAGAAGTAGATGCAGCCAACATTGGAGCTTTACGCACAGAGCTTGGTATACCAGTTGGATCATCCGTATCAGTGGGTGGTTCAAATGTAACAGATTCACATCAATTAGAAGATGGTGATCTTGTAGCTGCAGTGGAAAATGATAAAGGTGGTGGTAAATAACTAACTTCCATAAAACACTTAAACAAGGGAGATGGGTAACTGTCTCCCTTTTTATTTATATTAAATGGAGGTAAAATGAAAAGAACAACGATTTGGCTTAGCATAATAGGATTTTGTTTAAGCTTTTGGATTATAATATTAACAATAATATGGGGAACTTTTTAAAATGAATACATCAATAATTTGGAACTATGAAGATATAAATTCTAATCTGCTAGCTGTAGAATGTAATGAAGAACCAATAGGATATTTTAGAATAGATAAAAATGATTTTGTTGTTATAACAGATCATAATCACGATTATCCAACCATACCTATTGAAGTACTAAGTAAAATTGTTAATGGATATAGTAAGGCATTAGAAGTAGCTAACAAAATTAAAAATGAAGAGGAAAGCCATGAATCGAAATGAAATTATACCTATGTCTGAAGTTGATTTGGATATAGATGAAATGGTTGATAAGATTTATATAGGTCCACAAGGTGAGCTACTACGAAGGATTGATAACTTCAACAGATCATATAGTGATGGACCAGATATTATCAAAATAACCAATAAGTTCAGATTTAAACCTGGTACATATGATAAAATAAAAGCTGCATATACTAAATTTGCTTTGAAATTTAATATGAAACCAAGAGGTATATATTCTCTTCGTGATAGAATACATCAATATGCTCAATGGAGAGGTAGACAGTTCTGGTCTGATGCATGTGAAATTGAATCAAGAATGTGGCAACAAAGAAATCGTGATAATAATTGGGTAGATAATACTGATCTAATTGTAGAAAAATGGAATGAAGAAAAGAATTCATTTACAACTAGACAAGCAGAATTTAATGCACAATATCCTCAAAGTATACTGTCAGTTGGATTACCCCAATTGTCTGTAAATAATCCAGATCAATGGAGTAACATGAAGATATGGATTCATTTAAAAATAAAAGATATTGTAATTACTGTACGTACAGGTGTAGATGAAGTAATAGGAGTAATCCCTTGGGGAGACATAGACTTAAAATGGTCTTTCAGTTTCTTTACCTACTTGAATGCAACATGTCGTGGTGATGATTTTTTAAATAGCTATTCTGGACTAGGAAATCCTAATGCTAGAATATTTCCTCTTTACAAAGGTACTACACATCCATATGTATCGAGAAGATATAACTATGATTCTCAACATAATGATTGGATTAGCAATACTTGTACAGGTGATATGGACAGTAATCTTAGAACAGCTATAAAATCAAAAGACTATCCTGCATTACGCATTTTGTGTACAAATTGGCTAAGTAGGTATCATATTCCTAATACTAATCCATTAAATCGTATTCATGCATGTTTTCATGGATTTCCTGAAGGAGCACATACCAAGTTAATGACATTAAGAAGAGAAAGCAGTAATAGATTAGGATCATTTAATCCTATAGATTATATGCAAAACTGTACTTGGAAAAGTCAAAAAAATGTTGAAATGGAACATTCTATTGATGAATGGGGAGTATATGTGGATTCAGATGACACTAATACAGAAAATGCTTGTGATAACTGTCAGTTTAAATCTGATTATTCATATGCAATGGATGATGGGAGTATTATGAACTATGATGCTTGTAGTTTTCCTAAAACTATGGCATATAATGATCCTGAAACAGAGGAAGAATGTCAATGGGAAGCTGGTATATTGCTTCTTATGTGTAGGAATCTTCTGCAAAATCAATCTGGAACTCAATATATGCTTTCAAATGAAGTAAATTTTGAAATTCCAAATGATGAAGGAAATCTTATTCATCCAAATGTTCAATTTGAACATGTTCTTGAATGTAATCCTGATATAAATCTTGAATACTTTTGGTGGAAAACTAGAATTAGATATCCTGGTGATCACTTAGATGTATTGGATTTTATATTCAAAACACAACTATGGCAAGAAGCAATGGATGATCTTCTTATTCTTCATTATGGTGAAGAAGATGACAGGATGGAAGATGACCATGACGCTGCCTATGCGTTCCGTGAAGAGCATCAAATGTGTAGTATTAGAGAATTACAAGCAATACTAAAAGAAGAAGAAGCTAGGAACGCAGGACGAACACTTAGTGGATCTGTAGTTGTTGGTAATTCTGAAATAAATGAAAACATGACACCCGAAGAACGGGTAATAGCCTGGGCTGCTAGAAATGGTAGTGCAATAAATATAGGAGAAAGTCGATGAAAACAGGATACTATATTTCACCAAAAGATTATAATACTATAATCAATTATGCTAAAGCAGCATATAGTGAACATAAGTGTGAGATAGGTGGTATGTCTATCTGCTATCAGGACAAAGATAGTGATTGGATTGTAACAGATCCAGTAATTCTAAAACAAGAGATTGCAGGTTCTACTTGTGATCTTGATCAAGATGCTCTTGCAGATTATTATTGTAATGCACAAAAGAAACATGGCAAAAAGAACTTTAGGTTTTGCTGGTGGCATTCTCATCATAATATGGGTGTATTTTGGAGTGGTACTGATATAAAAGGAATTGAAGAATACTCTGATGGAGATATGAGCTTTGCTCTTGTCGTAAATCTGAAACGTGAAAATAAATTCCGTATATCATTATGGAAACCTGTAGCAATGTATTTAGATACTGAACTACAGCTTCTAGGACAAGGTGAAAAAGAAATACCTAAAAAGATAGTAGATGAAGTGAATGAATTATGTACTACAAGAACATATACTTCCTACAAAAAGGGTGATTCTACATACAATCGTCATCAAACTGATATTTTTGACGACAATAATGGATATAGTATCTATTCTGGAAGTAGAATAAATCATGGTACCAATCTTTATCCAAGAAGTAATGGTTTGGAAAGAAAAGATTACAATACTTGTTATGAATTTATAACAGAAATGATAGAAAGTCTTGTAAATGAAGGTATGGAATACTCCAAATACATTAAAGAAGCAGAAAAGTTCAATAATAACCTGAAAAAGTTAGGTTCTTTATTTTCAATTCAGACAATTCCATTAAATGAAATAAAACCTGAACTTGCATTTGAAGATCCTGAACTATGGATAGGGTATAATGGAGAAACAATGGAGGTACTGCAATACAATGGAATCTACTATTAATAATAGATCAAAAGGTATTGTAAGCAATCTACATGAATACACTTTTCACATTCTGGGCTGCGGGGCTATAGGTAGTTCCGCAGCTGTTCAACTTACAAGAAGTGGTGCAACAATCTTCTTTCTGTATGATATGGATAAGGTAGAAGATGTAAACATTGGTGTTTCACAATACGACCATAGACATATTGGATTAACAAAAGTAAAAGCATTAAGCTGTATACTGGAAGATATTAATCCAAATGTAAAAGTAGAATGTGTTGAAGGATATTTCAGTGAATATCTCTACAATGGAGATAAAGATATTGCTGTGTTGGCATTTGACAATATGGATGCAAGATTAAAAGCTGTTGAAATCTTATGCAAAACACAACAATGCCCAAAGCTAATAATAGATGGCCGAATGGGGGCTGAACATTACCAACAATACGTTATTGAAAAGCCTACAATACAAAAGTATAAAAAAACCTGGTACAGTAATGCTGAAATGGCATCTGAACCATGTAATATGAAAGCAACTACTTATTGTTCTTATATGAGTGGAAGCTTCATAGCTAACTCGGTAAGAAAATATACTACTAAGCAACCATTTAATGGTGATTTTAGTTTTAATTTCCCTACTATGATGTTGGATAAAATATAAAATTGCCTCAATATCTATCTGTGTGTACGTTAAGTCGACCCAGTTCAGAAGAATAGTAAGTTTCTCCTGTATTTATGGTTATTGTTTACAACACGACATGAATCGTTACCGTATTTATTGAGGCATATTATTGTGGGAGTGGAGAGATGTTGCGTGAGCAGTCCATGGGCGTTACCTCATAAGTAAGAAAGCAAATACATGGCTTTTTCCAGCCCTTATTGACACTCCCACATACTTTTGTATTGTATAAAACCATAGACCTTCGTAAATTTATTATGTGACACAAGTCACATTCCAACCACAATCTCATAAGGAGAATCAATGAAAGTACTGTACTTTGACTTGGAGCATGGTAGTCAAACCCTTGGTGGCCCAAAAATGTTAAAAGAACTATTTGGTCACCATATGCTAGCCCCATCAACTTGGGATGCATTCCAGGACATATTAAAAAGCCTCTACACCCATAAAGAAACCAGAGTTACAAAGAAAATTGGACCTGTAGAAGTAAAAGAAGAATCTATTAGAATTACACCTAAAACTGGTGTTGAAGTAGATGCTTTTGTAATTGATACTTTTTCTGAATTATCTAAGAAATTTCAGAGAAGTTTAGTAAATAAAAAAACTGGTACAATGAAATTACAAGACTGGGGCGTCCTTAAGCATAAGCTTGATGGATCTCTTGATTATATTTCAAGAATACCTGGTATTGTAGTATGTAATTGTCATGCCAAACTCCAAACCATGGATGATGGCAATAATAAAATTATTCCATACATTGATGGCTCTACAAAAGAAGACATTGCTAAATGGTTTGATTTTGTATTCTATACTATAACTGAACTTAGTTTAAATGGAGAACCTAGATATTTCTGGCATACTGGTCGTACTGAAAAATATGATCATGCTAAAGATAGAACACAGCTTCTTCCACTTAAAATACCACAAGATTATCAACTTCCAATAGAAGCTGCCAAAGCAAAAGGATTTGAAGGATGTAAGATCCTTGTAATTGGTAGTCCTGGAAGTGGTAAAACATATGCTCTGCAAACTTTGATACCTGGAACTAAAAAAAAATTAGTCTCAGTTGATCATGTAGTAGAGAGTACTAGTCAAGTAACACAAACCACAAATGGAGTGAACGTATGAGAACTATAACCTTATTTGAAAACTCTGTCGATTATACTGCTGGATGGCATGAGTTAACAATTGCTACAGCTAAGTATGGCAAGTCAAATGATACTCCTGTGTTAGATATTACGTTTGAAGGATACCCTGATAACTTTAATATGCGTACATGGGCAAAGCATAATGAAAAAACGAATGAAGAATGGCGTATTGCCAGGCTATTTCGTTTTGCCAATGCTGGTATTACTGAAGTACTGGAAGAAGATGGAAAAAAGCGTATTGCTTTAAATGATGATGCAGATCAACTTATTGGTAAGAGACTTAATGTTCTTTTCTATAAGGAACCTGTTAATGTAGATGGAGAGGAAAGACAATACTCTCGTGCATATAGCACACCTGCTCCAACTGTTTTCTCTAATCAAGCTGAATCATATGATGAAGATGCAGTTGGCAGATTTAAAGTAAAAGCTGAAGAGCAATTTGCTAACTACGGAAAAGGTACTTTATCTACAAATGGTACTGTAATAAGTTCTGAAAAAGAACTAGTTACCGCAGATGATGAAGATCTTCCATTCTAATTAGCTCGACCTAACAGTCAATAAACGAATACAGAGAGGAGTCAGTATTGCTTTCAATAATAGAAAGTAATCGCTCCTCTTTGTGTTTAAAAGGAGATATGATGAAAATTTTTAACTTAGCAACTGAAATACAGTATGCATTACAGAATCATCCTGTATTACGTGATGATGATAATAGATTAATAGCGAATATATGGTTCAAAAAACTTCCTAATATTGATGAGTTAAGTGGAAGAGAGATGTTAATGATAATTGCAAAAGGAAAACTTCCTAGTTTTTCATCTATTGTCAGATGTAGAAGGAAAATACAGGAAGAAGATAGATCTTTGCGTGGAGAGTTATGGAATAAAAGGCATCAAATTGCAAATGACATAAGGAAAGAAATTAGAGGATTTCATTTAAAGTTAGAAAATGGTAAAACATATGATTAAAGAAATGGCATTATCATTACATAATAGGCATCATTTCATTGAAACGTCTAAAGTATCCGATTGGCAAAACATGCCAAAAGATACATTCATGAGCTTATATGATTATGATGATCACATCAAGGAATTTTTTCGTAAACATAATAAGCTATCTGGATATGATGGATTGCTATATATGCCAGATGAATTTCTTCTTGATGTAGATGGCATTTCACCTGAAGAAGCTAGACAAAAAACAATTGGCTTAACAGTGCTTCTACAAGATCTTCTTGTACCATTTAATATTTATTTTTCTGGTACTGGATTTCATGTGGGAATACCATCCACAGCTTTTAGATGGAAGCCAGATCGTAATCTGCACATCAAGGTCAAACAAGCATTAACACATGCTGGTATCTTTGAATATGCAGATCATTCTGTTACTGATAAAACACGTATTATAAGGCTAAATAATACTAGAAACAGTAAATCTGGCAAATGGAAGATATGTATTGATCCTAAAATGCTACATGGTGATGTAAAGCTTATTGTTAAACAAGCTACATTTTCCTCAAAATATCATACTGAATTGCCTGAATGTGAACCTGTCTTTGATGTATTTACAGAAACAAAATCAAAGGAAAAAGCATTTGTTGATGGTACAAAGCTAGGCAGAAAACCAGATCCTATTAATTATCCCTGCATACAGACTATGATGGCTGGAGTTAATATAGGTAATAGACATGGCTCTGCGCTGCGTATAGCTGCACACTTGAGATGGATGTACCCAGAGATAACAGTAAGGACAGTAATGGAAAACTGGCGACAAAGAGTAACTACAGATGAAAAGCCATTTACAGTAGATGAGATGGAATCTATCATTGAAAACTGTTATACTGGTCACGGTGGTACTGGGTATCGGTATGGATGTCAGGATGTATTAATGGATAAGCATTGTCAAAATACTTGTAGATTATATAAAGCAAAAGCTGGTAATCTTGTAATGAATGCTGATGATATGGAAAAGACATTAATAGATTTTTATACTACTGATTTAAAAGGTATAAATCTTGGTGAACCATATGGACAGCATTTTCCTATTTATCCTGGTGAAGTGGTGATTGTACAAGCTCCACCGAAAGCAATGAAAACAATGTTGTTGCAGAATTGGATTAATTATTTCAAAAAACCTACATATTTCATGGAGATGGAGATGTCTCCAAGGCAAATGTGGTCTAGGTTTGTACAGATAGAAAAAGGTTGGACTGAAGAAGAATTACGAGAACACTACAAAGCAATGCGTAACGGTGTATCAGATGGTTTTAGTTGGCTGACTATAGATTATTCAGCTTGTTACCCATTTGAAATACAGAAAAGAATTGCTATGTTGCCTCATAAGCCAGAAATTGTTGTTGTAGATCATATGGGTCTACTTAGATCTAAAAAACAGGATAATAACATGAAGGTAGAAGAAGCTTCTCAAGCTCTTATGGAGCTTGCTGTTCAGCATAATCTTATAGTATTTGCTGTAAGTGAAATAACTAAATCTGCTTATGCAGAGGGCATGAATCTTGCATCATCAAAAGGTTCATTTCGTATTGCATATAATGCAAATAAAATAATCAGTATCAATCCAAGCAAAGGTACAGATGGCCTTATTTCTCAACTTCATATTAAATCTGAAGCAAACAGAGAAAAAGAACATTTAGATGTCAGAGTATGGGTTGATGGAGTACGGATCAAAAGTGAAGAAAAAGGAGCGTATGAAAAGATCAATTCTTGACATTACTAGTGATTTAGCGTTAGTTCAACATGATGTTCAACTAACAAGTGAAGAAGACGTCATGCAACGAGTAGACGAGCTTTATGTGGAACTACATCGCAAAGAAGATGGTATTTATTGGTTCTATCGCAATGTAGAAGGACAAATCAGTATATTTAAGGAGCAAATTGATAAGCTTACTAAATACGTTAAAACATTGAAAAATGCTCAAGAGCGTATTAAAGGGCTTGTTATTGGTGCTCACCAGACAATAGGTGAATTGCCTGAACATACTGCATTTAATCCACTAAAAGTAAGTACATCTTCTGGTGCAGTTGATGTCATAGAAGAAGGTTTAATTCCAGAAGAATACTATGTAGAAGTCATAACAACTAAGCTGGACAAGAAACGCATTTTGGAAGAACTCAAAGAAGGAGCTTCTATTCCTGGAGTGAGACTTGTGCAAAAGGAGTATGTTAGAGGATTGAAATAGTATGCTGGGTAAATACAAGATCATACGATTGAAAGGATTTAAAGTGCCTAAAGAAGAAAAGTATTGGGTATTTACTAAAAAATATCGTAATATGTCAGACCACCATAGGCAGAAGAAAGCTGCTTTAAAAGCTAGTAATAATGGTAAGGCATGGTGGGTATATGAATGGATGATGGCTTATCCTAATTGTATTTTAAAGAAATCAAGAAAATCGTATGAAAATTCCTGAGTATACTGCAGCTTCTAAGAGGCATGATCAGAATATAACTGCAGAGGCGATATACTAATGGGGAGGGGTCGGCCCACAGAAACCGAGAAACAGAGTGGCTCTCCCCATGTACAGGATTTAAAATGTATAAAATGCAAAGAAAAGG